AGCATCGTATTCCTCAGTACCACGCCCTGTGGGCCAGTCGTCACAGGAATCCTCAACGTCCGCTCTCTCAGCTGGTTCTACAGGCACCCCAACACGACGGCGGTATTCGAATTCAACCGCCTGCTTACCCACCCTGTGCGATGCACGCCATTCCCTCGGATACCGACGACTACGGCATTCGTCGCCACGCTGAACGAGGTCGTCTGGTTCCAGCATTTTCCACTCCAGTGAATATGCTTCACCGACCACCTTAATATCAGCCATCACGCCTCTCCTTTTTCTTTCAGTTTCGTTAAGAATTCGCCTCGCCATGCCGCGCCCCGCCCAATCATGCCCAGCCTCGCCTGCCTTGCCACGCCTAGCCCGGCCTTGCCACTACGGGCCTTGCCGTGCCATGCCTGCCATGCCAAAACTCGCCTCGCCGCGACCCGCCACACCTAGACTCGCCTGCCTCGCCTGCCATGCCATGCCGACGCTCGCCCGGACTCGCCATGCCTCGCCTGCCATGCCATTGCCTAGCCACGCCGTGCCGAGCCCGGACCTGCCAAGCCTTGCCGTGCCTGCCTCGCCACGCCTTACCACGCCATGTGGTTAGGCGACTACGAAACCTTCTCCACGACCTTTTCGATCTCAGAGAAGATTCCCGACAGTTCGTTCAAAACACGATACCGACGACGAACGGACTGAAGCTCACTCATTGCGCGTGCCAGTAAATCAACTCGGGCTACGTCGTCATCGAGAATCTCTTCAGTTCGCCAATACGCATTCCTCTCAGAACCGTCTTCTTCTTCAATCCGCTGAACGTGAAATGCTCGAACAGGGGCTTCTGGAAGCTCCGCGTAAGTCACCTCAATCGAACGAATCAAATGACGCGCCTGATCGACGCGATACAGATTCGCCGCAACGTCATCGTCCCACTGAAACACTGAGTGCAATGGGCTCCTGCTTGACTTTGCTGACTTAACGACAGCTTCAGGAAGCAGGCTCCCACCATTCTTTTCAGTGATCTTGTTCAGTTCATCGAAGACAATCTCTGGGTCCAGAGAAATCTTTGATGTCGGTCGCCAGCGAATGTTTTCAATTTCCAGTTTCATTACCCTTTCACCTCCATTTTGAATGTTTCGTCAATCCTGAATCGTCCAGACTCACCACCCTTTTCGGGGCGCCACTCGCCAATGCCGACACCGAAACCGGCACGGTCAATCAATGTGATCAAGTCCCCTAACTGAAGACCTGAAGCGTCCATTTCAACTGTGAACATCACGGCCCATTCGTAGAAGTACGGGCGGTATCGAAGGTCCGTAGATCCCTGTCCAACACGAACGTGGTCCTCTTTAATCACAGGCTCAGCACACTCCATTGCCAGAACACCACCGGGGTCATCGCACTGCAGAAACAGGCTTTTGCGAACAAGCGTCTTCTCGATGCCGATGTCCTTGTGTGCAGCAGTGATGATCGCACTTTTCAATGCCATTGCCGGAATCCCAAATCCTCCTTTCTGTGTCCGATACGCTGCATCATTCCCTTCCTGTTCTGGATTACGGACTTCGCGATTCCTGGTTTTCTTTCCCGCGTGTTTATCGCGAATCATCTTCAAAGGCTTCTGAGACCACTGATGCTGAATCAACGGACTTGTGCCGACGATCTTCATGGTGACAAACGTCCGCTGAATGGGCTTCAGCGCGGCAGTTTCTGAAGCCTCTGCGGCCTTCTTCTTTGCTGCTGTAGCCTTCTTCGCTGGTGTCGTTGCTGCAACCATTTCACTAACTCCTCAATTGTGTTGCGGTCGTTGAAAGGGTGACCGCTTACCCTGTAGAAATTCCCTGCCATGCCAATCCGATCCCGGCCCCGACTTGACTCGCCATGCCTGCCATGCCATGCCATGCCGCGACTCGCCAATCCTCGCGAGGCCATGCCATGCCTGCCATGCCATGCCGCGCCGTGCCTAGCCCTGCCAGGCCGTGCCTCGCCACGCCTGCCATGCCGTGCCATGCCAGACCCAGTCCAGCCTAGCCTGCCTTGCCGTTCTCTTTCAGTTTCGTTAGATATTCACCCTGCCTGTCCAGCCGAGCAGTCAATTCTCCAATCGCTGCCTGGCACTCCTTGAGGTCCGCTTCCAGCACTTTGTTGACCTGACGCTGTGCCTTCAGTTCCGCCCAGCAGTCACGAATACTCGCCACAGCGGTGTTCAGGTTGTGGGTGACACCTCTGTAGGCTTGCTTGATTTCGTCGAAACGCTTGTCCCACCAGGCTAAGGTGAATTTGTCAGGCTTCAGGTCGCGGCGTGACTGTAATTCCTCCGTGAATGTCTTCTCCTTCGACTCACCGCTCACGAAAACCTCCCATCGAATAAGTGTTTCACTTTCATGCCCGCTTCAGGATGACCGTACGGCAGCATGCGGATCGTACTCTTGCCCACAGTAACCTCCTTCGGAATACGCATCTTGGTTCCCTGCTTCTCAGCCATACCGTAAGCCATTCCTACAGCCTGCTTCCACGTTCGTCCGCTCTTGCCCGCTCGGTACAGCGAACTCACCATAATCTCCGCACACGTCTTCTTCTTCGCTGCCTTCGAATCCTTACGCTTGACTTCACTCAATTCAGTACCGTTGAATTCCAGCCCCTGCGATCCCCGCTCCTTCGGCGTAGGCTCGTACCCACAGCTTTTGCACCGACCACCGCGATACACTGCCGTACACTGAGGGCATTCAATCGTCGGCCGAACACCTTCCTCACCAGCTGGTTTCGTCGTAATGTCCAGCGACCAATCGACTTCATCCTCGAAGAATCCCAGCCTTCGGTCACTCGACAGATTCCCCCCATGATCAATTACGATCGAGTCCATGATGTCTGGATGCCGACGTGATGCTCTGGCAATCATCTGCCGCCAGCGTTTCCGAGTACCAACCGACGTACACATCTGAACGCAGCTCACCCGTGGAATATCCGTACCACGCTCACACACACCCACATTACACAGGTAATCGATCTCACCAGTATTCAGTGCCTCGTACAGCCACGCCCGCATATCGTCCTTCGTTTCACCGTCAACGTATTTCGCTCGGACGCCGTTCTGCTCCAACAGCAGCTGAGCCTCTTTCGCGTGTGTTCGTCGTGGGAAGAATCCGATCGTCGCACGTCCTTCTGCTAATCGCTTCCAGTCTCGCACCAGATCGCCGCTCATGCCCTCCATTGCCGCAGAGACGGAATCCTTCGTGAATTCCTTCCCACGCCGTACGAGCTTCCCTAGGGCTCCGTCAGTGGCGTGGAAGTAGCGGTACGACTTCAGGAATCCATTCCCGATCAACCATTCAGGATTCTTCCCAGTGACGATCTCTCGGTACACATCGGCCAGCCCTGGCGATTCAGGAGTCGCTGACAGCCCGATTACGAACGGCGCCACTAATTCCGTCGACTCCCTCTTCTCCAGATGTGACTTCAGGAACCTGTGAAACTTCGGATGATGTGCATGAGCTTCGTCGTACACGATGAGATCGAACGTCATATCCCACGAATATTCACCCCCCTCACAGAACCAACTCAGCAGCGTATCGATTGAAGCAACCTGAATCTTGAACGCTGGGTTGCAGTCACGGCCCGACATCAGAACAGCGTGGGGTAATTCAGGCTCCTCACGAAACGAATTCCTCGCGTTGTCCACCAGCCCACGGCCGTACACCACGAACAGTGCATTGCCAGACTGTTTCGGCGTGAGTTCCATGTTGTGATACGAACCCAGAATCCACTTGGCTATTCGGGTTTTGCCTACCCCTGGTTCGGCCTGAAGAATCACCGAACGGCGAGCCTTCAGAGCGGCGCGTACACGGTCTTTGTGCGTGGCCTGATGTTCGTAGAGGGCTGGTAGAATGACCTGTTTCATTTCATCGAATCCAATTCGCAGATAATTGCCTGGCAATCCTTCAGGCATGTTTCAAGCGTCAGCACAGGCTTCAGGTCGTTCAGGTCGCACAACGCCCGCATCAACGCTTCAGTCGTCTTCTTCGCTTTGCTGCGGGCAATTCGCCATTCCTCTTTGACCTTCGGCGGTGGTGGATCTGAGTCTGACGTGCGGGTGTGTTCAGCTAATTGATCAAGTTTTTCGTCTGAATGCCGTGGCGGCTGTGTACTCGACCCGTCTTGTGCGGATTCCCCAGACTGAGGCTTGGTTGCCTCTGACCCCTTCCTATCGTCTGTAGCCTGCGTATTTAAACACGACAATGGCGTGTTTTCGGACTTGCGATCGGCCACGACGCGGCTAACTGTGCGAAGATCGACGCCCGCCTTTTCAGCGATTTCCGCCTGTTTCATCTTGCCGCCGTTATCCAGCAGCCATTCGACGCAGTTGCGTTTGTCCGCTTGACTCATTCGCAAACCGTGCTTGTCGTTCGCGGTCATTCCGAAGAGTCGAGCGTCCTTTGCCGTCCCCCTGTGGATTCGGCAGGGAATCGACGCCCGCTTCACCCTGATCGCAGCCAGTGTCCTGTGGAATCCGTCAGCAACGAAATAGTCAGTGCCATCGTAGAAGACATCGATGGCCCCCAGTGGCCACTTCTTCTCGCCCTCAATCACCTCGGCGTAGTCATCAACGGTTTCCCCGCTGATCGCCACTCTGGCCTGGGTGTCTGCGTCAATTCGTAACAGGTCAATCGATAGTGTTTTGGTAACCATTCTTAATCCTTAAAAGGGTACATCGTTCGTTTGCCAGAACATCGACAATTCAGCTGCCTTCAGCCGATCTGCGTATTCAATCCTCATATCAACCAGGTCTTCACGATCGAACGAAATCGATTCCGTTTTCAACCACTCCAATCGCTCCACAACTTCCTCACCTCTGACTGCCAGCATCCATTGCCGAAACACTCCCTGCATACCGTGGGCGAAGAAGTTGCAGTGGGAACACTGCGGCGCCACGTTGTCCTCTTCCAGCAGAATGGAGTTCCTCCGAGAGGCGATGAAGTGCCCGCAGTGAATTCCCTTGATGCCGCTGTTCCACGCATCCACTTTTCCGCACGTCACGCACACACATTCACCGACATGTCGTGGCACCTGACGAATTTCACCATCTACGATCGCCGTGACGAATTGACGTGGATCGGCCCCGAATTCCGCCCGCACCATCTTTTGAAACAGTGGTGCAACAAACTTCCGAACGTACGTGCTGATCTGGAATTCCCGAGACTTGTCATACATGCGTTGCCAGCGACGTGCTGCTTTTTCTTCAGGCGTTAGGGGCATTCGTCTTCTTCGTCTTCAAATAGAAAATCAGTAAACGGCAGGAGCTGATGCGATAAGGAGTGGTGCTGTAATTTCTTCAGGGCTACTTGTTCAATATGGCGAACACATTCCCTAGTCACCCCCCATATGTTCCCTACCTCTTGAAGAGTCAAGGGCGACTGTCCGTCCAGTCCGAATCGTTGGCGTATCACCTCACGGGATCGGTACGTAAGAAACCTTAACACTTCGCCAACCTTGGTCCGTAATTCCTCCCGTTCCAATGCCTCTGTTAGCGAAGGCAAATCAACTGGGTGATGTTCTTCTTGAAGTTCAACCGCCCGAAGAAACACAGCCCGATTAAACTGGACCTTTTTACTCCTGCCATGGAGTTCCATGATTGCCCACTCAACGGCTTTAACCACTATTGTCGACAGCTTCCACTCAGTGGCAGGAGGACTCTTTAGCAGGTTCACCCACACTTGTTGAGTCACTTCGTCAACTCCACCAGCTTCCATCGCCCTGGCGTAATTACGATCGGTTTTTGTCATCCACCATTCTGCAATCCTGGCTACTTCCGATTCATCGGCAGGCTGGAATTTATGCTGCGCCATCATAAATATCTCTGCTTCCGTTCTGCCTGGTCCTGCTTATTCAGGCACGTCTGACACAATTCACGACTCTCGTCTCGTGGCTGGCCTTTGCTTCGTGTGTGTCTTCCACACATCGCCCGAATTCCGTTTCCAACGCTGATGTGCTGACGCTGATCGGCCGCTTTCTCAGGCGTGAAATGGTCGTCGTACATTTCCGAATTGCCCGAAGCATCTTGTGAGTACACGAGGTGGTAGAACATTAGAACGGCACCTTCGTTACTGCAGTTACCTTCAGGTCCGTCTTCAATGTCACCAGCTGCCGTGTAACATCCGCCGTCGAATCACGAAACTCGATCAGGGCCACACGCTTCTTTTCCTTAATCCGTTCGTCTTCAGCTGCGGCTGCGAAGAACACAGCTTCCAGCGTTTCGAACTCCTTGATCAGATCAGCTGCTCCTTTTTCACCGATGCCGGGACATCCCTTTATGCCGTCGACCGAATCGCCCATGAGCATCTGGAATTCCGTCCACTGCTTCGGATCGAGCCCCGTCGCCTTAATGTGTGCGGCTTTCGACAGCCACTTGTAATCCGGCAGCAACTCACCGCTGGTGGGATTCTCCATCCAGTCCACGTCCAGCAGCATATTCACATGATCAGACAAACACTGACGCATATCCTTGTCCTGAGTCATCAGGGTGACGCGGCCATCGAACTGGGCCGCGTAGCTGGACATCACGTCGTCAGCCTCCATGCCCTCCTGAGAGACGCACGCGAAGTTCTTTTTCTCAAGCAGCTCACGAACCAGATTCAACTGCTGCCCCAATTCCGGATCCTTCGCCGGGCGAGGCTTGTACGGTGCGTCCCAGCCTTCAGTCAGTCCCTTACGATGATTTGTGCGACTATCGAAACAGCATACACAGTCCGTGAGCCCTTTCGCGAGGAGACGATCAACCGTGCGTTCAATCCAGTCTGACACGCCTTGTGCGGCCTCCACGCCGGCGCCACTGAACCAGAAGCGATGCAGGAAGTAATTCGTGTCAACGGCCAGCAACCATGGATCCTTGGCTGTCGCCGCCTCGCTGTTGGGCTTCTTCCGCGATTCGTCAGACGTTTGGCCGACCACCCCAGCCAGCAACTCAAAATGATTAGGCTTCTTCGAAACCTGCATGTACTGCGTGTATGTCGCCTCATGTTCGCGATCCTCCTCCCGTGGATACATTCGACACACGCCGGCCGTGCGTGCCAGCATCCCAGGGCTGATCCATTCCGGCCACACTTGAGTGTGGGTGTCTGGCCATCGGGCTTCAGCGTACTTGGCCAGATCACCGCACCAGAATTGAATGTCCCGCTGCAACGATGCCAGATGCTTTCCGAGGTCTTCTGCTTCTTCAATTGTCAGGTTTGAGCAGTCGAGGAATCGCTTTCGGAATCTATTGTCTTCAGTCATTGGTTGCTGCTGCTTCCTTGATAACGTCGGCGTGATATTCGATGGCGTTGGCAATTTGAACCAGTCCAGCAGTTATGCCCAGCATGGCTTCAGTCACGCTGCCAACTGCGCCCCCAGTAGCATCTATCGCGACACCAGACCCGTCCTTCAGAGACGTACTAACTCCCCTGATGGCATCGGCAATCGCATTAAACTCATACGTTCCTGGCATTTCGCTCACCTCACTCAAAAGGAATATCGGAATCAACACCATCTGAACCGTTTTCTGTCGCATCTATTCGGTCAACACAATCCTTCAACGCATCCTGCGTCCAACACGTATGGTCGGCCGCTGGAAACTCACCAACCACGGATTCAATGAATCGATTGAAGCCCTCACGTAAGTCGGCTGCGCTCTTCACGTCGTCAGCGAATTTTAACTGCCAGTCCTTTTTCAGCTGGTTCAATTCCTTCTTACTCACCTCGTACTCTGGCTCTTTCGGCAACGCCCACGACGGTAACCTCGGTTGCTTCCAGTGGTAAAGTCCACCACCCGCTGTCTGGGGCAATTTTGCCCTGTTCCAGCCCTTGCCACCCGTTTCGGCTACCTCTGCGAATGTTTCGTCGAGGTGGTAAAGATACCTGGCCACGCCCCACATTGCCCCGGCACGTTTCATCGCACCGCTGAATCCGCCCTTCGCTGGCTCAACCTGCGTAGGCTCAGCAACGTCGTATTTCGTCACCCACTCATCGTTAATTCGAATCGAGATTCCAACCTGAATGGAGTATGCACCTGGCCGAACCTCGGTTACCACCTGTGGCTCGTTCTTCCAGTTCTCAGGTCCAACAACCTCGTCCAGCCGCGACTGAATAGCACGGGCCGTGATGTACGCCAGTACCCGACACCAGACTTTCCCGTTGGAGTTGCCCGACTGTGACACACGCCACTCGATGTCTTCTTCAGCAAACGGCTCTGCTAATTTCTTTAGGTTCATGTCATTCCTCTGAAGGTTAAAGAATACGGGCCTCTCACCCGACCGAGCGTTATTTTTGATTGTCATTGCGCACACGCTTCCCGCAATTATTCACCAGACCCGACTCTCAGCTTCTTGCTGATTCCAGTGAGTCGCTATTGCTTCCAGCAGTAGCCCGGCGTGTCTCCTCAGCTTCCCGCTGCTTCGTCGCTTCAACTGCGTCCTCCATCTGGGAAAACGTCAGCACGTCGCACGTCTCAATCTTGAACTGAAACGCGGTCGATTCAGTTTCGTGGATCAGGTAACCGTCACCGCCACCCACGTAACGCTCTTTGGCACTATTCAGCTTCTGAATTGCCGCCAGAACGACATTGATGTCGTCCAGCGAACCGTGACCCACTACGCTGTTATTAATGGACAGGGAAAAACTCCGACTCATGTTTAACTTTCTAATCAATAACCTCGGTGCAGACGACCTCTACACACTCCTGAACCTCCAGCTGGCGACCACACATCGCCACGCCCAATTCATTCCGAATATCAATTCGTATGCAATGTTTGCTGGTGGAATTAAAACCCAACTTGCACCGCTCTGGCCTGCACGAAAACACGGCGTACTGCATGTCACCGTTCTCCATGTCTCTCGCTACCCACACCGTCCCCATCGATCAACTCCTTCCGTAAGACCTTCACTTCCTCTGGTGCATCAATTCCGATCCGCACCGTACCCTTCCGAATTGCCATCACCTTGATCGTCACGCCGAGATTCAACAGCACGATCTCCTCGTCCAGCTTTCGACTTAGTACCAGCATCCTTGCTCTCCCTCTGTGCGCAACGGTAGCGCAGAAATGTCATGTTGTTTTCCGAACAGCGTTGCTCGGACTAGACCCTCATTTGCCCATGGCCTTCTTCAGTGCCCACGGTTTAATATGGAACCGACCAGTGCCAGTCGTGCGAACACCACGAGAGGGGATGACGCCATCACGAATCCAACGGCAGATTGTCCACGATGTAACGCCAGCTGTCTTCGCTGCTGCGCTCGTGGTTAACTCTTCCGCTGTGCGTGTGTTTGCCTGCTTCCTCGCCATTTCTTCCGCCTGCTCCCATGTGGTGTTTCACACGTTTGTGGTGTTTGTGGCGGAAGGATATGCGTAGCGGGGGAGGCTGTCAAGCGGGATTGAGGAGATTATGTCCCGGTGAAC